GCATCTGCGACTGTAACAAATCTGTACGTGACTTCTTGCGTGACGCAGGAATAATCGACTACGATGACCTTGAAGCGGGCGACCGCCGTAAGTTCAAGGCAACGTTGGATCTAGCAGGTGCAAAGGAAGAGTGTGACGTGTCCTGCTATCGTGCCAACGGACGCGGTGACAAACGCATCTGGGTCACCAAGGTACGTGACCACGCAAACGAAGGAGACGAGTTACTCTTTTCCTTACGCAACGGCAACCTCTACTTACACCTCAAATAATGGACACATTAACCGAAGTAAAACAAAACCTTAAACGCCTCGAAACGTTGCTTGATCGCAGCGCCGTGAGCCTAGCAATCCAAACGCTTGTACCTGACGCCTTCGAAAACGGCAAGGCACGTGTACGTTTCAGTTCCCGATTCCCACATAAGGAACGACAGGACTTCAGCGTCACCATAAACGACACTTACGTGTTTGAAGCGGTGAACATACCCGACGTTTTATGGAACGATCGCCAATCACGTAAACAACAACACAACAACAACGAATCATGAGCGAAATTAAAAGCATGATTACAACCGACCTTATGGAAGGACGCATTAAACGCATCCACATCAACCGACATAACATCAAGCACAACGCGAAGGCGAATTGGAATACGTGCGACCTCAAGCCTGTCGTAACAGTCAAGACGAGCGCTAACAACCACAAGGGTTTTCGTGCGCAGATCGGAGACAAGACGACGTTGATCTATTCACCCGACAAACCGCTCGCTTGTGGTGCCAAGGTATGGATCGAAACCACGGAGAAAGTAATACTATAATGATCGACCCTAACGACCTAGCAATCGAACCAAACGACGACGACATTGCCGACGAATATTGGGACGACGTACCCGAACAGGACGACGACTTTGAAATACCCGACGACTTGGAGACTCATCAATTATGAAACTTAACTATACCGAAGCGGAAAGTTTTAACTTACTGCGTCAGCATTTTCCTGACATTCAAAAAAACGGAGCAAGAAAAAGGCTTAAAGAGGCTTATGAATGGGTTCAAGGTTATGCTGAGATATCCAACTGGGATACTGAAGAACTAAAAAGCGATATGATTCCTCCTTTTATTCCCGATGGAACGCGTCTTATCAAACTTGAAAACGACGATAAAGAACGTGATTTTATTCTTCAGTTTTGGGAGATTGAAAACAAGCATCCCGTATGTGACGATAAACTAAAGCGCTTACATCATTGGTTGTTCCGTGAAGTCGATCCGTATGACGTCGGAGTCTTTGAGCTTTGGCGATGTGATAAATGGGGAGGTGGACACAGACGCCTGTTCAGCAACATCGATTGGTACTTGTACAAGGGATACGAAAACTACGAAGAATTAAATTCAAACTTTAAATCCGCCGACGAATTATTATGACACTACAACCTAAATTAATCGGCTTATGTGGCGCTAAAGGCGTCGGTAAGTCTACGTACGCTTCGTTCATAGCAGGACAGCATGGACACGTGTACTCCTTTGCAACGCCGTTAAAGACCATGCTTATGTCGGTCTTTCCTGACGAGTATATCTTGGAGCAAAAGGAGTTACCGATTCCTAACTATCCGAAGCACGTCACAGGTCGTTATCTTTTACAGACGCTTGGCACGGATTGGGCTAGAAAATTAATAACCGAAGACATATGGATGCTTATGTTACGTGAACGTCTAGTCAAGGACATGGATAATAAAGCGTCGCCGATGGTTATTGATGATCTACGTTTCCCGAACGAAGCAACGATGGTACGTGAACTTGGAGGCGAGGTTTGGCTAGTCCGTAGACGTGGATTCAAACCGAGCAACGACAATCACGCGAGCGAAGCGGGCATACCCGACAACTTGGTTAACAGAAAGGTGTTGCTATGAGTTCGTTCCAACAACAGATCATATCGAACGCCGAGGCAGGAGCTTGGGCAGACGTAGGCTTTTCCACTATCGTATCACCTGAAGAAATGAAGGAAGCAACCGACAGATTCTGGGCGAAATGTCAGCTTGCAATCGACAAGAACGGGAAGAAATACCGCACCACTCTTGAGCGTACCCGACCGAGTTGTGAGATCGATTACAAGAACTTTAATAAAAAGATTGCTTCTTGAATCGGTTAGTTTTAAAACCCGCCGACCAACAAAACGAAAGGACGAATTATGGCAACAATTAACCCGCGAGGTAAGAGATTCCAAGTGAACTACACTCCTCCAAACGGACTAAGGCTTAGACCTTCGTTCGATACGTACGAGCAAGCCGACGAGTGGCTACGTTTGATGAAAGAAAAGGTACGAACAGGTCAGGACATCAGCCTTGACGTCGTTCAAAGTAGCAAGGCAATCGTCATGAACTTAAGTGAACTTGCCGAGGAAGTACTTAACCGACATTGGCGTGGATGCAAGAGCGAGTTGAGCTTGTGGCGTAACGCAAAGGACGTGTACCTCCGCTTGGGTGCTAGTCGTTCAGTCAAGGAAGTTGATGAGCGTTTGCTTGACGACCTTGTGTATCAACTCGAACGAGACGGCAAGAGTAACGGCACGATTAACCGACGATTAGCGGCGGTCAGCAAGATGCTTAAACACGCGTACCGACGTGGGTACATCAGTCGTATGCCAATCATCGAACGTAAGCGTGAACCCGAAGGTCGTATGCGTTGGATCAACGAGCAGGAAGAGGCCAAGATGCTTGCCAAGTTTCGAGAGATTGGACGTGAAGAGATGGCGGACTTCTGCGAAGTCTTGGTAGACACTGGCTTGCGTACGGGTGAACTGTTCAAGCTGTGTGGTCGTGATGTGAACGCCGAAGAACGGGTCATCTATCTATGGGACACCAAGAACGGTAAGTCTCGATCCGTACCGCTCACTACCCGTGCGATGGACGCCTTGCAACGTAACCACAAAGTAGATACACACGAACCGTTGTTTACGTTCACGCAAGACGCGTTCTCACACGCATGGAAAACCATGAAGCACATGATCGGACTAGGCACGGACAAGGAGTTCATACCGCATTGTCTTAGACATACGTGTGCGTCCCGATTGGTACAGCGTGGAGTTGATCTTCGGATCGTTCAAGAGTTCCTCGGACACAAATCCATAAGCACTACGATTAGGTACGCCAAGGTAGCTCCGAAGAACTTGGAGAACGCAAGAGACGTGCTTGAAAAAAGTTCTTGACAGCATGTTGCACTTTTTATTTGTTAAATCTAACAATCAAACAAACGAATGAACGATGAGTATAACGGTTATATTACCGAAGCACCCGTCAATCACCTCTGTCTATGTAGTGGCTACGACGGAGTTGGACGAGGACTGCGAAATCTTTTCCCGAACCTGCGAACAATCGCTTTCGTGGAGAGGGAAGGATTCCCAATCGCAAATTTGGTTGCGAAGGCTGAAGAAAATGAAATGGATGCAGCTCCTGTTTTCACGGACGTTAAGCAGTTCCCATACAACAAATTTCGTGGATGCGTGGACATCTTATCTGCGGGATTCCCATGCCAACCCTTTTCCTCCGCTGGCAAACGACAATCAACCGACGACCCAAGACACCTGTACCCGTGGATCGCAAATGGAATTACCGCTTGCCGACCAAGAGTCGTGTTGCTTGAGAATGTCGAAGGAATCATCACAGCCAAGACAGGAGACGGAGAACCCGTACTTAAATATGTCCTCCGAGACTTGGAAGAAAGAGGTTACCGAACGTCGTGGTGCGTGGCTAGTGCGAACGAAGTCGGCGCTCCACACCAACGCAAAAGAGTCTTTGTCATGGGGTACGCCACAAGCGAGCGATTACGTCGAGGGAGCGAGGACGAAAGCAGACAGCAATCAGAAGTGCTTGGGTCGAGACCTCAATCGGATGAAGAATTGGCCAACTCCACGCGCACAGGAAAGCACAGAGAGTTACGAGACGTTGAGCAAGCGGAAGGCAGGAGCAATGAACATGACTGCAATGGTCAGACTCGCAGAGGAAGCAAAGCAGCAAAATTCCCCGCCCGTCCCAACGAACGACAATACGAGTGGGAAGAACCGAGAACTGTTGTCGCCGAATTTCGTGGAGCAACTGATGGGCGTACCTGTCGGGTTGACCCAGTTGCCAACAGGACTGATCGATTGAGGTTACTAGGTAAT